TTTGCTCACCCTTTGGTTAGGCTTCATAAGGATAAATACAAGCTCCTCCGTCCACGATAGCGAGTCAACGATCGCTTTGTACTTCTGAGTGTCACCTACCCTAAAGAACCCTTTGGCTTCGATGTAGTACTTGGTCTCTCCGTTGTCGTACACAAAGTCTGGCGTATAGGTCTTGTGGATTGTGTACGGTATCTTGTACGGTTCATACGTAAAACCTCGTGGTTGTAGCTTCTTAGATAGCTCTTCTTCAAACCCACTCCTGTAACCGTTATAGCGTGATTTCCGGGACTTTCGGCTCATTGATTACCTCGACTAAATAACGTGGACCTGATGAATAAGCGAAGGCGCGAACTTGAGGCCAACACTCCTTTTTGTATTGACAGTACGAGCAGCCTACGGCGAGTTTCTGGTTTCCACTCTTTCCATCGTCTGTAGGCTTGTAGCAGACGGTAGGAGGTTCTGGCTGCTCCACTAGCTTTTTTACGTGTTCTATGCGCTCCTCTATGTCGTAGCTTATTAGGTCGTGAACAGGGGCCTGAGTGTCTTCAGAGTCGTACATAAGGTACGTCAGATGCCCGTTTTGTTTGTCCATTGCCAGCCATCCAAACTTGGTCTGTCCCTCAGCAAACGCATAACCTTTAATTTGACCAACGTATCCGAATGGGTCATCGTAAGCCAGAGTTCCATCCTTGAATTTTCTAAACCCATAAGACGAAACAGACTTAACGTCAGTGACAATACCATCAATCTTACAGTCCATAGAGCCAGTGATGCCCTTAACGCTAACCTTTTTCTGTTCATCTGTCACCTCGTGTCCTGATGCTTTAGTTAGAAACAGCAGTAGCTCTTCTATCAGGTGTCCGTAGAGAAACTTCACGTAGGTGTGAGGTGGTATCTCTTCGGATGCCTCTGGCTTGTTCACTACGTTCCACAGGTACCTGTCGTCCCTGCCTATGTTAGACATACGTAGTGTACGTCTGTCTCGTTCCTCTGGTGTAAACTCCTTGCGCATTAGCTGCTTTACGTTCTCACCGAAGGTCTCTATGGCGCTGTCTAAGTCAACACCCTCTGGTACTTCTTTGGTAGACACAAGTTTGTATATGTCGTCCACTAGGTTATATATGTTCATTGTTTGTTGCCCTTTAAGTAATTAATAGCTCTTTTTAGCGTCTCAGCGTCGTCATCAAATCCTCCTAGTGCCCTGTTGCACTTATGACATAACCACCCCCTGAAAGTTTCCGTTTCGTGACAGTGGTCTAACACCCAAGAACCGTTTTTAGTGTTTCCTCGTCCTTTAACATCACCTTCTGATCCCTCACATATAGGACAATGGTAGCCTTCCTGCGGCATACCATATTTTTCCCTAAGTCTCTGACGTACCTTTTGCATTTCGTTGTTGCACTTTCTACACTCAGCCCTAAGGTAATTCCCTCCTGAAGCCATGTTGAAAAAAGATAGGGGTAAGTACTGGTCACATTTTGAGCAAACTTTACCGTGTCCCGCTCCTAAGTCATCGTGCTCAAAGAAGCACAGCTGTTCCATCAGTGTGTCTCCGCCCAAGTTTTTCCGAGTTTGAACTCTCCGTCGAGTGGGCAGTTGAGCTTGTAGTGCATCCCTGCCGCCTTAAGACACTCGACCGCAAGCCAGCCGAAAGTCTTTGCCTGCTCTGTTGCAACCTCTGTTTGTACTTCGTCATGTATGTTCCCTACAAACTTGTAGTCAATGTTCCACTGCCTGGCGTACTCGTCTAAAAACACTAGCGCCTTTTTCATCACGATAGCGCCAGCAGCCTGTAGTAACGTGTTCAGTGCACTATGTTCTGACCTGATCCAGAGCTTCCTCCCGTCGAGTCCGACAAGATAACCGCGTTGAGACGCTCGTCCAACTCTGTCTCGTAGGTCTTCAAGAGTTGGTGTATTGCGTAGAAAGCGTTGCTTAAGTTTACTGCCATCAGTTGCAGTTCCTCCAACGATGCTTCCAATCTTGGCGTCTCCTGCTCCGTAGAGGAAAGCGTAGATGAAAGTTTTTGCCTGAGGTCTTGTTTCAAGCCCAGCAGCCACTTGATTTCTGGTGTGAATGTCGTCTGTAAGCAGGACATTAGTAAACTCCTCGTCATCCATGTAGTGAGCCAGCATACGCAACTCCAGACCTGAAGCATCAAAGCCAACCAGTGTTTTACCTTCAGGAACAACCCAGCAGCTTCGGCACTCCTCACCGTACTCCGAGTAAGACGCTGGAACCTGAGCCATATTAGGGCTCTGGTGGGTCATGCGGCCTGTTATAGCGCCGTTAGTGGTAACCCTACCGTGTACCCGTCCGTCTTCCTGTACGTGCTCTAGCCAGCTCTTTACCTGAGCGTGACGCTTCTGTAGTAACAGGAACTCAAGTACCTTAGCCGCTTCGGGTACATGAGCGTTTTGCTTAAGCGTTGTCTCATCAACAACCGGCCTGCCTGACGGCGTTTTCTCAGTCCATACAGCGCCCTTCTCCGTAAGCCTCTCAGCCACCTGCTGGCGCGAGCCAACGTTAAATACAATAACTTCATCTTTTAGCCTCTTCCAGTTACCGTTTGCGTCTTTTTGTTTATCGCTGTAACGTTCCTTGACAACAGGCGGGAACATCTCCTGAAACTCTGCGTCAATCTCGTTCATGCGTTCCTTGAACGTTGCCAGAAGCGTATGAGCCAACCTCTGATCCAGCAGCCAACCGTTGCGCTCTTGGCCCTGAATGATCCACTGGACATCGTGTTCCAGCTTCTGGCTTTCGTCCGAAAAACCCTCTAGCTCCTCCAACAGCGCCTTGTGTACAGCCTGAGTAACCGCTACGTCCTGTACGCAGTAGTCGATCATCTCAGGCGAAAGACAAGACCAATCGTTGTGGTCACCTTTGGGAAACCCTAGCTTGTTACCCCAGTTTCTCAAGGAGTGCCCACCAGGTCGACCAGGATTAGCCAAGCGACTAAGAACCAAAGTGTCCAGAACAGCTTGTCTATCAAAAGCAACACCCCATAGACTCTCAAGGACAGGTACATCAAACCCAATGCCATTGTGAAATACCCAAGTGGTATCAGGTAATCTAGCAAAGTACTCATTAAAGTCCTCCTTGTTACATATTACAGTATCAACCCCCTCGTGTCTGCAAACGGCTACCCATATTGTGCTGGGGTTCAGGCCATCAGTTTCAATGTCACAGTAGACGTAATTAGTCATCAGAGTTTAACCACTTTTTCCCTTCTTCTGTTCTGTAAAACTCTTTGTTCTTTTTTAAAATATCATCAACGCATAATAACACTTCATCTTTAGTTAAAGACCTATGACAAGCATCTCCGTAAAGTTTTGTATCATGCAACGCTTCCTCAATAGAAAAAGACTCTAGCTGCAAAGCTATTTTTGTGAAATTAGCTTCCATTGTTGTGTTACACAAATACCAATCTTTTGCGCGTCTTTTTCCAACCTCTTTGTCGTAGTACTCTACCATCCAATCACAAGGAAAAGCGTCTGGGTCTAAATTATCTTCAAAGGCACAGTAATACTCTCCATCGTCGTCTTTTTCTTTATGAGTCTCCCAATGATATTCTAAAAAATCTTCCTCTATCCTATTAAACATCTCCTCTGCTTCTTTTGTGTTATAGTAACAATCACCAAGGGCATCGGGAGAATAGTCCAGTTGGTAATGGCCCTTAAAAAAATTTAATGCTGCAACAACCCAAGAAAACTCATGGAAATCTTTTAGGTTAAGCAAATAAGGCTCTTTCATTTTACTGTTCAAAACTCTGTCTCCCCTCCGTCATCTTTAGATGGTGGTGGTACTTCAGTCATACGTCCGGTGTCTACGTCGTACCGGAGCCAACAGGCTGGCCCTGTCTGCCCTGAGTATCGGTTCTTAAGTACACGCACAGTCGTGGTGTTGCGTATGTCAACATCCTCGTGCTGCTGGTGGCGCTCCATACCGATAACAATGTCAGACAGTTGAGCAATGCTCTGGGAGCCTCTCAAGTCCTGTAGGCTGATTCTACCGCCGTCCTCGTGAGCAGTGCCAGTGGTACGCTTAAGGTGGGACACGAGGAACAAACTGATTCCTGTCTCTGCCACCAAGGTGCGTAGTCTGGTCATTATCTCATCAATCGCCTTCCGTTCATCGCCGTTCTCTTGAGACGATACGACGATCGACAGGTGGTCGAGGATGATGTACCGGCAGTCGAGAGCCTTAGCCATGTACCTGACTCGCGAAAGCAGGTTGTCTGCCGAAGTTGAGCCCCAGTGGTCGAATAGGTAGTAACGACCAGTTCCCAGTGTTGCTTCCCAGAAGGGCCTAAGCTCATCAACAGGTGCATCTTCTTCCAAGTGAAGGGGCCTGTTTGCCGCCACCGACATGATTCCCAGAGTTGTCCTTGGGACATCTTCTTCGAGTGCAAGTACACCAATGTTGGCCTCTGTACGTTGGAGCAAATCGTACTCAAGTTCGCGGATGAACTGAGATTTACCCATTCCAGAGCCACTGGTGACAGTAACGAGTTCGTACGGTCTATGTCCTTTTGTAATGTCATTTAAGCCGTCCCATGGATAAGGTACACTCTTTACCTTGCGCTTGTTGACCAGAGCTTCCCAAGTGTCTTGACCAGCCACGATACCGTCTGGACGATAGACCTTAGAGTCCCACCAGCACTGAATAAACTCCTTGACCTTGTTAGATACCAGCATCTCGCTAGCGTCCTTCTGAGGCAACTTGACTATCTTCAGTTTGTTGGGGCTGAACAAGTCCTTAACTTGCTCTACGGCCAGTTGTCCTGCCTTGTCGTTATCAAAGCATATTACTACCTGTTCGTAGCCTTCTAGCCACTCTAGTTGCTCCTTGATTTCCTTCACAGCAGCACTAGCGCCAGCCTTGAGGCTAACTACGTCAAACTTCTGGCCGAACATCTCGTAGACACTCATGGCGTCTAGCTCGCCTTCGGTAATCGTGATGTACTTCCCAGTACCTCTGCAAGTCTGTTGTCCAAACAAGCCTGTACCTCGGACTTCACCTGTAGCCCTGAAGCCTTTGGTAGCCACTTGGCGTACCTTGGATCCTGTTAGTTCTCCTGTCTCTGTGTTGTAGTACGGGTAGTGATGCCTCTCTATCTTACCAGAGCTATCGTAGGTGACCGTCACTTGGTACTTTTGACACGTCTCCCGTGATATTTTCCTGTCAGATATAGCGGCAACCACGCCGTCCATAGCCACGTTTCCTGTTGCTATGTTCTGTGAAACGCTAGTATCTTCGCTCATTTTACCCGTAGTTCCGTTAACGTGATAAGTGCATCCTGCGCCAAAACAATGCTCGCCACCGTCACTGTAGATTGCGAGAGCGTCCTTGCTCCCGCAACTTGGGCATGGCCCGTGGTGACTGAAGCGCGAGTCCTCAGAAGTCACCTGTGCCCTCTGGCATCTCGGCTTCCTCGAGAACCTTGACGGCCTCTAAGTAGGTCGATGTACCGTGCACAGGATGAGGATTACCTAGCTTGTACTTCACACGTACACGGGAGTTATAGGGGATCTCTCCTGCGTACTTGTTGCCGTCAGCGTCTACTACAGCCACGTCAAACTTCGACTTGAACTTGCGCTGTTTGTTGCCTTGGTAGTCCTTGATTTTCACACCAGCGGCACTCAAGGTATTAGCGTCGTCTTCATCAATCGTCAGTGTGATTGAATAGGCTCCGGTATCTTGGCCGTTGAATACGTCATGGGCGGTGACGTGTGAAAAGTTAATGATGCCCTCAACTACTTGACTAGCCATATTGCTATCTTCCTTTGTTAGCTGCTTTGGTTGTTTGCCCCTGGGTTTTCAGGGAACACTAATAGTATCTCACGAATGAGAGTTTTGTTCAACGTAAATATTACCAGGTTAGAACCCTCGTGCTGCTGTCTTACGGTTGCGTGGCCCTAGCGACAGACCAGCGTTCTCCAGTCGTTTCAACACGCGTGTATGCGTGTAGGCGACTGTCCAACCACGGTTACCTCGGTTGTACACAGCGGTGACTAGCTTTGCGTCCTTGTCGTACAGGGCATTGATCTCACGCTTGGTGAAGGTGTCAATAGTGTCGATGGTGAAAGCGCCAGACTTCATAACGTTAATTTTCATGGTTTAGTTCTCCAGGTTTAGTTTAGGTTGTGGTTACAGGTTGCCGTAGTAATCATCTATCGCCATGTTCTCGATAGTGGCTACTACGTCATCGTACAGGTAATCCGATACTTCTACAGTTAAACTGGCATTTAGGTATATCTTCACGTCTAAATCATCGTCATCAATACGCCACTGCACGTAGTAGTACGCATCGCGGCCGTCGTAGTCAAAAGATCCTCTACCGTTCTTTGGCGTAGTCATCTCTGTATATCTCCTTTGTGTTTTTGAGTGTGCGTATGGCTATCTCGTACGCCTCTATTTTACCATCAAAGTAGTTGGATAGCAACTCTTGGGTAGTACTCCTGCGTTGCTTCTTGTTACTCTCTAGCAGAGACTCAAGCGTCCCTACCACAAAGTCTATCCTAATATTAGCTACAGAACCATCCATAGTAACACTCCTTTTGCCAGTCCTCGAAACACTCGGCGCACATCTTAGGCCCACCTTCTTCGGCCTCCTGAATCTCGCCGGGTATACCTATTGTACCACACTGATCACACGTTTTGTAGTAGTCATGTTCCATATTTATCCTGCCTCCTGTCCGTACCATCGCATTGTCATACCTCTAGCGTCCCAATCGTCTGCCTTGGCGTTATAGTATAACTGATAACCTAGCACTGGATCAAGCCTTTTGTACTCATCTGGCATACACTGTGGTGGCTCTGTCCACTCTAGATGGCCCTGTAAGGCTCTAGGAGGCTCTCTCAGCGATTCTAGGTGAGTACTAATGGTCTTGTGTACCTTCCCGTATCTTTTGCTGTATTCGCGTCCTAGGGCCTTCAGGTGTAACCATGCCCAATGGTAAGCCTTGGTACTACTGCGTACCCATACGGCACTAGGATGGTTCTTGTGCGTAGGTTTGTACGCTGGAGACTCTCCGTCTAGCTCGTGGTGAGCCGTTGACAGTAGCTGTGCTGTCTCTAGTATCATTTTTACCACATGTCGGTCACACTGAAGTCTAGCCGCTGTGACAGGGTTACGATCTAAATAAAATATGTTCATAACTAGGTTACCCTCTAAGTAGTACCTAAGTAATAATACTTTAAGTATTAATATATAGTATTACAACTAAGGTAATACATAAGTATTAGTTTAGTCTAAAATATCGTCAATTGTCAACTCCTCAATGTCTGGAATATTACCGATGTTATCGTTTGACTCTGCCGTCTCTAGTCCCCATTCAGTAGCCAAAGATACAGCGTGACAAGTACTACAAAGATCGTAAAAATCACCGTGTTTGTCCCTCCGCTTTGATTCCACGTCGTCTAGTAAACAGTCGCAAGCTTTACATCTCATTTTGTTTTTTCCTCTTTTCCATCCGGTACGTTTTCCATAGGATCGACAAACAGTGCCGTCCATATTGCTACAGGTAGCCACACAGGTATTAACACAATGGCTAACACGGTGGCTAGTGCGTTATAAAACATGGTTAATCGAACCTCCCGATTTTCTGGTTACCCTCTGAATCTACCAGTGCCGTGATTGAGTACGGGTAGACGTACAGAGTATAACCCGAATCCTTACAGGTTACAAGGGGCCTCAATGGATCATCACCTTCCGATTGATAGAGGCCCTCACTGTCTACGGTGCCGCCGAATGGATACCTAAACCCGCCGAATTGATATATGGCGTCCATGGTATCAGCTACTGTCTGTATGCTCTCTGAATCCTTCGCTACGGCATCCATGAAAAACATGGGAATGACTCCGGCGTACTCAAAACCGTGTTTTACGTGCTCTTGTGCTTTCATTTATCGAACCCCTTAATCTCTACCCATATGATTATTACAACTGTAAATACAGCGTACAACAAAGCCTCCTCAAGTGTCAACACTGTTAGACTCCTCTCTATGTATTAGGAACTCATCTAGTAAAACCTTAGTCATATAACCCACTACAAAACATAGCCAATACGTCATCATTTTATAGTACCCCTTCTAGTTTTTCTTGCATTTCTAGATTAGACAAGTGGTTTTCGTACAGCTCGGGATTTTCTGTGCCTAGCCACATGACATAACCGTCCGAATCAATGACACCGAAAAGATCACCGGCCATA